GCGGTCCGGCGGCGATTAAAGCAGACCCAGAGGCGACAATAAAGTTGCAGGAACTGGAGCAAGCGCGATTCCAAGCTGTGTTAGCTGACAAAGCCTCTGCGCGAGCGCGTGAGGTGGCAATAACAAATAGCGCTAACGCACCGCTGCTTAATAAAATTGTCACACCGGCTTTGGCGCTTGGGGTTGTTGGTCTGTCGTTTGCTCTGTTTGCAGTGCTTATCTTTGTCGAAGTAAAGACAGAAGCTAAAGACATCTTGATATACATTCTTGGCGTGCTATCTGCCGCTGTAACACAAATTCTGTCGTACTATTTTGGCTCAAGCCAAGGCAGTAAAGACAAAGAGGAAAAGTTATCAGGTTTTATGTCAAACAGGGAGTAAATCATGGTGTGGTTGCCCGTTTCGTTTATTTGTTTGTTCGGCGGCGCTTGCGGATTTGAAAGCGGGAGATTGTCTGTTTCTATTGAACAGTGCGAAGCCCAGAATTTTCAAGTTAGACGTAAGCTAGCAACGAACACTGAAGTTGCTGCGTTTGATATGACTTGCATTGAAATAAAACCAAAGGCGACTGACTCACTATGAATTACAAAGAATCCCTAGCGCACATACTTAAACATGAGGGCGGTTGGGTAAATGACCCAAGAGACACAGGCGGCGAGACGAATTTAGGTGTTACAAAAGCTGTCTGGGAGGAATGGCTGGGTCACGCAGTAAAAGACGGCAGTATGAAGTCGATGACGCAACTGGACGTTGAGCCGCTTTACAAGCGCAAATACTGGGACAGAGTAAAAGCCGATGAGTTACCAGACGGATTGAACTATTGTGTCTTTGATGCAGCCATAAATAGTGGCACAGGACGCGCTGCAAAGTGGCTACAAGAGTCTGCTGGCGCAATCCCTGATGGAGCTATTGGCCCAAACACTTTAAGCGCTGTAGCGGCTCATACGCCAGCCGAGCTAATCAACATATACTGCGACAAAAGACAAGAATTTCTTGAGTCCCTAAGTAATTTTGACAGATTTGGCAAGGGTTGGACGCGCAGGGTTGCCGAGGTTAGAAAATTATCTTTAGATTCCGTTAAGCGATGACGTATTCGCCTTAGCGTAAACAAACGGGATTTTAAATGGCTTTATCAAAAGTAACTGACGAAGAATTTATTGAGCTGATGACTTCGCATAAAAGCGTTACAAAAGTTGCTTTGATTGTCGGTATGAGTGTCGCGCAAGCAAATAAACGTAGGCGAAACATTGAACGCAAGCACAGCATACAACTTGTGGCCACGCCGTATCACAACACGCATTATGGCCAAGCGAACTCAGTCTATACATCCCCAACAGTAATAAATTTAGGAATGTTAAATGGGACTGTAATAGTCTTCAGTGATGCGCATTTTTGGCCTAGCCGTCGAACAACAGCTTTCAAGGCTTTGTTGTGGCTTATTGAAGAGCTAAAACCCTCCGTAGTGGTAAATAATGGTGACGCTTTTGATGGCGCCAGTATCAGCAGGCATCCTGCAAATGGGTGGGAAAAAACACCTTCTGTTTTAGAAGAGCTTAAAGCATGTGAAATGTTTCTAGGTGAAATTGATGACGCGGCTAAACTTGCAAATCCCAAGTGCAAACTCATTTGGACGCTTGGCAACCATGACGCTCGCATGAATATGCGCCTGGCGGCAATGGCTCCAGAGTTTATCGGTATCAAAGGGTTTAATCTAATTGACCATTTTGAGGATTGGCAACATACGACAAGTTGTTTTTTAAATGACAAAGTGATGGTCAAGCATCGATGGAAGGGCGGCATACACGCGACTCACAACAACACAATGGGAAGCGGTGTAAGCATTGTTACAGGCCACCTTCATAGCCTAAAAGCCTCCGCTTGGACTGATTACAACGGGACAAGGTGGGGGGTTGACACTGGAACATTATCGCAACCGTTTGGCCCTCAATTTGCCTATGCAGAAGACAACCCAAGGAATTGGCGAGCTGGGTTTGCTGTTTTGAATTTGCGTGACGGCAATCTAATTTCTCCAGAAATTTGCATGGTTAACGACAAAAACCCTGATTGTGTTGAGTGGCGGGGCGAGTTGTGGAACGTATCAGCTTTTTAAATGCCTCTAGCGTTGTGAATCTGTGCAAGTTCGCGCACTCATAGCGTCTGTATGTTTCGTTGTTCGGGCGCTGTCTCGTCTCTTTAACAGCCGCCCAAGCCCCGCATTCTGGGCATTTCATCTTGCGCCACAATCTATAAGCCTTGAAGCCAAGTTAAACACGGTCGTGCCTTGCATCCGCCTTTTTTTGCTATCTCGGTATTTCTTTGCAATAGCTTTAGCGTTGGACTTTGGCTTGGCTCTACACGTGTCATCACCAAGCCGGTAGACGGGTCTAGGATAGCGTCTATCGCCTTCATTGTCATATACATATCTAACAATATGCGCTCTCTTTAACCCGTCATTTGTTCGTCTTTTTAGCTTACTCAAGGCGGCATGAGCATCAAACCTCGTCACGTCTAATATTTCTGCAACTTCAGCGCCTGACAACTCACCAAATTCTTCAAGCGTGGCAATTACACGATTAATCATCACGCCGTGTCCCAATGGCGTCATACTTCCAACCATTCAGTCAAACGTTGCCACGCGGTCTTAGGCTTGGCCAATAACGCTGTTTGCAAGAGCATCATGTCACGGCCAATATGCTGACGTACTGGTGGCTTGTAGCGCAGGCCAATTTGCACTTTTCCTGTGTTGTAAATCATTTCACAAGCACCTTGCGTCCATCACGGTAAAACAACCACCTGCCAACGCGAGACGGGAACGCTAGGTTTTCTTCGCTACCTGCGCGAACAGGAGTTGAGCTAAAGTCCCGTGGCTCAAGCGTAGATTTAAAGTCACCCGTGTACCTGGTCGGGTTTACGTTTCCATTAGTGCTCATTTGCTCAACTCCAAAACAATCAAACCCGCAATAGTAACGGCTATCGCGACCACTGCACCCAGCTCAAACCATGAGCCTACACCTAGTGTTTTTAGTAAATTATTCATTTCTGTCTTTCTCAACGTCATGTTGCTCGTGTTCCCAGTCTTCACGCTCTTGACGAGCCTCTAGGTATTCCTCGTATTCGTCTTGACTATCAAAGTCCATTTTGCTTTCTCCTGTTTGTTTGTCCTGTATTTATTTTACACACAAATGCAGGACAAACAGGAGGTTTATTAAGCTGTTTTTCTAGGTGTTTACCCTATTGCTTTTTTGAGCAAAAACACGATTTGCGCAGTCAACGAGCGCTCATTTTGCTTTGCAAGCGCCACCAGCTTGGTGTGCAGTGGCTTTGGTACGCGCAAGCTGACGTACTCTTTAAGTTCTTTTTCCATTATTTACCTTTATTGAAACCAGATTAGCGTGCCGTGTACCCAAGCGATTGGGAACAACAGCGCACCTGCTATTAAAAAGCCCCACGAGCCGTCCAGCAGGCAGGTGATGATATGCGTGAGCCACGCGGATATTATCCATGCAGCAAATATGTAAGGCCACATAGCCACCTCCTAAAACGGCAAATTGTCTATGAAGTCAGGATTTGCTTGTGGTGTTTGACGTGGTAGTGTTTGGCGTGCTGGCGCTTGTTGCTGGTCTTTGGGCTGGAAGCTGAACGACATAAACTTAGTGCCGTTTGCACCTGTTTTGAGCCATGCGCTCATCCACATTTCTACGCCACCGACCATGCATCCGCCTTTGTAGTCTGGGTGGTTTTCTTTTTCTTTGCGGTCATTTTTGAAAAGTGAGCCTGAGTTGTCGCGTTGTTCATATGCCATTTGATTATTCCTTGGTGGTTAAAAAATATTTTGCAAACGTTTTGCCGTTTTGTGTGACGTATTCTGTCTTTATTGACATTCCATTTTTGCGTAACTTATGAATCGCAGCAGCCAGTCTAAAACAGCCGTACTTATTTAAAGCCTGCAACGATGTTATCGACTTGCCAGACATTAAGTATTTTTGGATTTGATAAATTGCAGTCATAACGCCTCCATTGCCGCCTTTAGCTTGATTACTTTTTTGTTTAACTCCTCAATAAACCGTGTTATTTCCAGTTCCATCTCTGCAATAAAAGCATCGTCACGGCCTACGCGCACCACCAACAACTGAGCTTTTTCGGGCATTCGAGGGTCATAGATAACGTAGTCACACCACTTGCGCTTAGTACAAGCCATCTGCATCTGCATTTGAACGTTGTACTTGCTAGCTACCGGATTCTTGTCGTCTGCCCACTTCAACCAAGCCTCTAGTGCGGTATTGGTGTTTGGGCATTTAATCTCAACCAGGCCACTGTCACCCACAAGGCCATCAGGTGAAGCTCCACAGCCTGCAATTGTCGGATGGAGTATGAACCCTACTTCGTCAACCAAAACGTCTGTCTTAGCCTCGTATGCTGCGCGTGCAAAAGGTTCTTGCTCATTACCCCATGCCATCGATGCGTTGCTGTAAGACTCCTCGCGCTGGCCGGTAACTAACTCACACACTAATTGCGCCATGTAGTTGTCGCGGCTGGCCGCGTGACCCGACTTGGTTTTAGCCATGAGGTCAGCTACACGGCTGGCGGTAACTTGGCCTATGCGGTTCGCAAACCATTCTTTTGTGCCTTGTTCGCTCATGCTGACAACTCCTCTTTGCGTTGGTTCTTTGACGCAATAACGTGAGCCTTGGCTGCATCGTCTGCGCCACAAAACTTGATTGCCTCGGTGTAAACGTTCTTCAGGTCATCAAGCGTTTGGGCGTGTGCAACGCTGTTGAGCGCTAAATTCAGGTTTTGCTCGCTGATTTGATTTACAGATTTGCGAGCCAACTTTGCATCAGCCACTGCCTTTGCTTCTGCTGCTGCCTTTGCTTCCGCTGCTGCTTTCGCCTTGGCTGCCGCATTACCATCGTCATCCTCTGCCGCTATGCCGCAAGCCGCCATAACTGAGTAGCGTCTGGCATATGTAAGTGCCGAGCCGTAACCCTGCGGGTCTTGCTTGCTAGCCGGTACGTGTAGTTTGCCTCCGCGAAAAGTCTCGCCTGATTCATGCAAGAAAACAGTCTCAACTGTCACGCCGGTGCTGTCTTCGCTCGTTTCTTGGTAGAGCGCGATGTTTTGGTCTAGCAAAGCATCGTTAACAGCATCTAAGCAAGCGCCTAAGTCAGCGTATTTGGTGCGGAAGTGCGGGTTTGTTTTATCCTTTAATGCAGGACTAAAGGCACGTTTGGCGGCTACAAAAGCCTTGGCAATTTGCTTCATTTGATTTCTCCTAGTATGCGATTTTAATTTCGTCAAAATCTTCTGCGCCAAGAGTCAACTCCTGGCCGTTGATTAAAATTGTTGTCTGATTGCCAGACTCCATTGCTTCCTCCAGCTCAAGCATTGCGTCAATGTACGCGTCACTGAGCTTGCTGACCAAAGACGCTATTTTTTCAGCGCCTTGGTGGTTTACTGAGTAAAGTTGTTTCATTTTGCTTTCTCCTGTTTGTGTTGCTGACGAGGTTATTTTAACGCAGAAAAAACACGTTTTATCTAGGTGTTTACCCCTATTTACGAAAATACTTTTCCGCGCTCACAATTGAGCATGAATACATTAGAAAACTACATTGAAGACCTTGAGGCACTACTAAGCCGCAAGCCCACAACGGACGAGGAGGCTATACACTGGCTACACGCTGTCATTGCTGACGCGACAACTGCGCGATACAAACTAATTTCAGAGCTTTACCCGCCAGGCGGAAATGACTAATAAGAAACGAAAAAAGCGTTATAATTTATTTTGAGACGGTTTATGAGTTGCGTGTACGAGACGCAGATACCC